ACGAGATGTAGATGCGATGTACTTCTTAACAGTGATAAGTAATCTTCTTACGTTGATTCTATCTAATGCTGAAGCCTTATCTTGCAATGTCTTCTGTCCAAATGCTACAATACCTTGTCCAGGGAATACAGCTATTGGGTTTACTTTGTTTTCATATAGAGTATCTCTCTCAGCATGCGTTAATCTATTCAACACACTAACTGCTCCTACGATACCACCTCTATTCAAACCAGCAGGTGCGAACCATTCAGCCGCCAATCTATCGTTACTAGCAAATACTGCCGGTAATAATACTGATGGAGGTACGGTTGTTAATTTATTTGTGTTTGTATCAACAGTCTTAACCCAAGGATAGTAAGTTGCTACATAGTTTGAATCTACTGCATTTGCTTGCTCCGTTGCTTCAGTAATAGTATCATCATAATCGTTGAAATCAGCGATATAGAAACAGTCTGCTCTTTCTTCAACCATATCAATTACTTTTGTAGTAATAGATGGGTGTAAACCTCTAACAATACCAGGAGTTACTACCATATTGATATCATACTCATCAGGATTAGATACAGCGTTAATTGCTTTTGTATATGCTACTGAACCATTTGCTGTTGATGTAGAACAATTAAATCCTTGCGTATTTGCTGGTCCCCATACACCAAGATCACCAGCTTTAGCTATCTTTACAGTTGGGTTCATACCATCATATCCACCTTGGAATGCTAATACAAATTGTCTCTTAACCATATCAGTTGATGCTGAACCAGTCATTACATATGATAATTGTGAATCAAATGCGAAATCAACGTTTGCTCCAACTTCTGCATTTATAGGAAGTGGTTTCAAATATTGTTTGTTATCCATTGCCACACCTTCAGTTTCAAAATCAAATCCACTAAAATATATTGGAGATGATGATGTGTTACCAGTTGATTTTGTTTGATAAACAACTGCTGGTACTGTTAGTGCTTGTGCATTATTTGTTGTTTCGATTGGATTTGTGTAAGCTCCATGTCCAAATGGTGCTGCTGATACAGGGAATGTTCCAGCTTCTCTAACTTCCACTCTTACATATTTTGATTGATTTGAGTAATCACCATTTTCAGTAATTTTACCATTACTATCAATAGTCATATATCTATCACCAATTCTTCTAGCTATGTAGTTAGGAGATGCAGGGTCTAAGTTTACATTATTATATGTTTCAATTACACTCTTTCTCTTATCAGTATCGGAATATCCTCTTACAGTTACAGTGAAAGTTGAGTAATCAGTTCCACCATCTTCACCAGCTGCTTTAACGTTAGAAATACCAACTTTAAATTTAGTATTGTAGTTAGAACCATGACCCATTGTAGCAAAACGGAAAAGTTCATACCTTACATCACTTACTATTTGAGATTTAACCCAAGGAGTAAATGCTTCAGAATATGCAGGTGTTGTTTCATCTCCAGTATATTCTTGATTTGGTAATTCTGCTATTGTAATTACAATATTATTTCCACCAGAACCGGTAAATGAACTTGCTACATTTTCAAAGTATGTATAAGTGTATGCTTTTTTAGCTCCAAATGGAGATTCGCCAAACACATCTGATAAATCGTTAGTAGCAGTTGGTAGTATTGATGCTGATGTAAATACGCCAGATGCTGATAAATGGAATGAACCATCTAATGCATCATTACTTACTACACTAGCTCCTTCAAAACCATAGTTTTGAAATCCAGTTTCAGTAGAGTATAGTACTCCAATTAGTTTAGTACCAGGTTTATTTGATGCGGATGAACCACTAGCAAATATACCTAAAGGTTTAACTTGAGTATAACCACCGATACCAGCTACTCTTACTACAGTTGCACTTCCTGCTTCTGATAGATATCTTTGTACTGCATATTCAGTATAATATGTTCCATCAGGCGTTCCGAAGATTTCTTGGAATTCTGATTGTGTTCTCACAATTGTAGGAACGAATGCAGGTCCTTGCTTAAAAGGTCCTATAAATGCTGCTCCGATTTCTCCAACTCCTTGCGCTATGAAGGATAGGTCATTTTCTCTTGTGAAGACCCCAGGGGATACGATTCTTTCTGCCATTTTATTTCTGCTATTATTGTTTTTAAATGCTAATATTGAGTGTGTACAATATTACCTATATAAATATAAAAAAAATACCCAAAACACAAATTTGTTTTTTAAATTTGCACTTTGGGTATTAAATATATATTTCCACCAATCTATTAAGATGGAGTTCCACCATAAGCTCCTGCCGATGGTATAATATTTGCATCTGCATTTGGTTCTGGTATACCAGGCGTAACCGAACCAGATGTTGGTGACCAAGGGAATGCCGTTGCATCTACACGCATCTCAACATATTTGGTTTCATTGATTTGTTTTTCAATTCTTCCCATAATATGGTCCCAATAATTCATACTTGAATTTGAACCACTTACCACATTCTTAACCCAATCTATTATTTGAGTTTCTGTTAATTCTTGGTATGGCGTAAAACTTCCCGTATTTAATTCGGATACTTTAAATGGAGTTGCTCCATCAAAACTTCCCTGATTGCCATCGGCATCAGTTGCTGTCACTTTCCAGTGAGTTCCTATAATAACATCGGATAAATTATCAGTATTTGATTTTCTTAATCCGGTCAATTGCCATTCATATGTGTATGCCATAATTTTGCTTGTTTTATTTTATATAAATATATTATTTTTTGAAAATAATTATTCTTTTTTGTTTATTAGTATATTATTCAACATTTCTTTGATATCAGAAATTTCTTTATTTTGATTTTCTATAATTTTTTGTTGTTCTTTTATAGCTTCAACTAATAAAGGTACTACCTTATCATATTCAATTGTTAAATAATTTTCACCAGTTTTAGAACCGATAATATTATTGTCTTCATCAAACTTAGTATCAAATGGTGCTAAGTGTACAATTTCAGGTATAACCGATTGTACTTCTTGTGCCGATAGACCTAATTGTACTTTAGTTTCTTTATAACCAAATGTTTTTGCCAAATCATTATTAACGTAATAGAAACCATTTAATTTAGAAAGTTTTCCTAAAGCATCTTCGATAGGTCCTAACTTAGTTTTTAATCTTTCATCAGAATAGTAAGCGATGATGTTATCTTGCGCAAATATCCATCCGTAAGCGTATAAATAGTTAGCGTTCCATCTATAAACCCTTGAATCAGTTCTACCATAGAAGTAATATCCAGTATCATATCTATCGTAGTAAATGTTTGCTCTAATATCATTTTCAACAAATACTGTATTACCATTGTGCCAGTTAAGATACATTGGATAACCATTACGAGAGTCAATGTGTAAGTTACCATTTGATGTAAACATACTTGCCCAACCATCAACTCTTTCGTTTGTACCAACTCTTAAATAAGCTCCCCAATACCAGTTAGGTCCGTGAAGTGTACCACCTCTCATTCTTAAACCCTGATTATCAGTATTATGTGGGTCTAAATAGTATCCAGTATCTTGGTTATCATAGAATATAGGTCCTCTTACAGAACCACCTGCTTCTAAGTATTGGTTTACATATACACCCCATCCTCTACAAGACATTCTCTCCGAACCAGCATAGTACATATAGAAGTTAGTATCCCAATACCAAACCCATCCATATGAATTATCATGCACACCACAATCACCACCTCTACCCATAAAGACGAATCTACTACGAATACCATATCCACTCCATCCATTTCTACCACCACCATAAGTTGCTATGTTACCATATGAGTTACCCTCACATTCAGGTGACCATATACCATGTCCGTATGATTCAAAATACAACCCACAACATCCTTGAGGTCTAAACCAGTTGTTTGCCAATACGGCTGACATTTGTGAATATCCGTTAGGATTTGTATAATATGAACTATCATTTCTATCATAGAAAATAGTACTATAAATTCCACCAACACCATAGATATCATATCCATTCATTTCCAAATAACCATAGAATCTCATTGGGTTATTTGTGTAATAGTTCATATAGATACTGTGTGAGTATGAATCTATGTGTAAGTTACCACCTAAGAAAATTCTACCATATCCATTTCTAGACCATAATACTCCATCTAATCTTATTTCACTAAATTGTGATTGTGAATTAGGGTCTACATAATATCCTGTATTATTTGCATCGTAATACATTCCGGCATATAAAGCTCCTCCACTACCATCGTTACGGTCATGCATTGCAACAGTTGTCCAACCAGACCAACCACCCCAGGCATTTCTAAATCTTAAGTTACTTATCGGTCCACCCACTAACTGCCAACCAGTGTTACTATTTCCACCATATGCATAGTGGAAAGCTTGTGTACCAACCCAATGGCTTGTTCCACTAGGTTGATTTGGTGGGTTTGACCAAGAATCAATAAAGCCCGAACCCCAAGAGGCCACCGAGTTCATATCAGTAGTTCCCCATCCCATTGAACCTACCCAATAACCAGTATCTCCAGTATAATCATTTCTACGGAAGTTACCTCTACCGGTCAATCCAATTCTCATTTTGGAATAATCATCCAATCCATTCCATCTACTATCACCATCACCATTAAAATAAAATGAAGTATTGTGGTCATAATATATAGAAGCTCTAACATCAGCATGTGCATATGCACCATGTGACCTCATTGACATTCTATCAGCCCCTGCCCAATAAAGGTTTAGTTCAGCTCCACTCATATACCAAACCCAACCTCTAGCCGAATCATGCACACCAACGTTATCACCGGTAGTACTCATAAACGTATAACGAGAACCTATACCATATCCACTCCATCCATTTCTACCACCGCCATAAGTTGTGATATGTCCATATGGATTACCTTGTTGTTCTGCTATTACAAATCCTCTACCATATGAATTCCAATACATGCCCAACGCACCATTGATATAATACCAATCGTTTATTGTTAACCAGTTAAAGTTAGAACCAGATGCCGGGTCTACATAGTAACCTGTATTATTTGAATCATACATTATATATGCGTACAAATAATACCCTGGATTAGAATTACTCATTACAAATTCCAACCATCCAGATGTAGAACCACCCCACTTACCTCTTGCCCAATATCTATTAGCAAGAGCATCGTGTGCTCCTACCATCATCCAACCATACGCAGTTCCACCTCCTGATGTTGCATAGTGTTGTCCGGATACGATACCTTGAGCGTGAACATATCCACCACCTTGTGGGTGACCTGTTCCACCTCCCCAAATATCCCATCCAGCAAAACCACCTTCCCAAGCAGTGTCCCAGTTACCATAAGATGTACCCCATCCGTTTGTACCAGTCCAATGGTTTTGGTCTGATGTAATATCTCTACGATTTCCTCTTTCTCTACCTAAGTTAAATGCCCCTCTACGAGTATAATCAGTAACTGCGTAAATATTTGATGTAGATAATGCATCAACATAATATCCTGTATTATCGTAATCATACATTATCTTAGGTCTAATACCACCACTACCAGGTATTTGTATAGTATTATTACTTTCACCCATGTACATTGTCATAGATGAGTTGTTACCATACCAATGTTGTGCTTCAACTACATATGCTGAGAAATCCCAACGAGGTTCATTGTTTACGTTGTTTACTAATTTAATTCTATTACCAACAATATAGTTTGTACGAGATGTTGATGCAAAGTCACCATAGTATCCAGCATCATTTGAATCATAGTAAATTGGAGCGTACATAGCACCTCCAATAGATACAGTGCCACCTATAAATGCTCCACCAGCAAATCCAAAACGAGAATAAGTTGTACCATTGTTTCTTAATGCTAAGTGATGGTCATATCCACTTCCATACTCATAACCCAATCCGTACATATTACCTAATGGCCAACTTTCACCAATTGTCCAAATTACTTTTGATGATGTACCATTAACGTTGTAATCACCCATCAAACCACCACTGTTTCTACTTACCAAATAGTTACTATACCACATTCTACCGGCAAAGTTACCTTCATTTAAGTTAGAATAAGAAGCAGGGTCTGTGTAGTATCCCGTGTTGTTATTATCATAAAATATAGGTGAACGCATTGAACCATATGCCCATAAATTACCAGATGTATCACCTTCTACAACATTACTACCACCAGAATTTCTAAAAATAAAATAGCTTGCGTATTGAAAATACCAGTTACTACTATGATATTGAATTTTACCTGCAAATTCACCATCCCAAGAAGATGAGTCTGCTCTCCAAGAACCAACAGTTCTTAATGCAGTTGTTGAGTTAGGGTCTAAGTAATATCCACTATTATTTGAATCATAATAAATTGGCGAATACATAGCATTTCCTGCTTGTATGTTACTACCAGCATAGAATGATAATGGAGTTCTTAAATTACGAAGGTCACCAGAGATATATGAGTAAGAATCTGATTCAATTGCTACTGAATATCCTTCGCCCACATTCATTACACCATCGTAATATGTACCATTTTGTATTTTACGAAGAACAACTTGTCCATAAGACCAAGATGATGAACCATTACCAATTACGATACAATATCTGCCATCTTTAGTACCAACTCTTACAGGTTTATCAGTTTGTCCAACTACTTCTGCATTTATGTTATACCACTGTCCATTCCAATTATGTCCACCAACTATTACGGTTGCTGCTGCATTTCCATTATATTCATAAATGTCAATATGAGCATGAATCATACCATAGTTACCAGTTCCACCAGGAAATTTGATAACAACTGCTCCAGTTGCACCAGTTGCTCCCCAATATGCCACAGGTCTACCAACTATATTATTCATAGCAATACCACCCGCTATTCTCAATGAAGTTGCGCTTGTATTTGGGTCTAAATAATATGAGGTATTGTTTCTATCATAGAATATAGCTGAACGTATATCATTTTGATTGATATAAGTTCCATCATTAATTGTTATTGGTGCATTTAAATAAAAGTTTGGTCTATCTGTATAGATATGAGCATGACTTGTATTTGCAGGACCAAAGTTTATATAACCAGAATCCGTTCTAAAGTGTACACCCCAAGTTCCAGCCCCATCGAACCTACCATTATTAGTTGATGTACCAAATCTTAAAACGTTATATACAGATGTTGATGCAGGGTCTGAATAGTAATTGGTATTATTATAATCATAGAATATAGGAGAACGTAATGAACCAAATGCAAATAGGTTTGAACTACTATCAATATATCCTCTTTGGCCATTTCCAGTTACAAATTCAATATAAGTTCCATCCGAACCCAATGATAAATATGTAGATGAGTAAACACCAGGTCTACCCCAAGCTGCTCCTAATCGTACATCACTAACACCATTACCTTCAGCGTTTTGAACTCTAAATCCACTATCATTTGTAGTATATGTTACTCTATTAGATGTACCACCTCTCATTACGAATCCACCATTTGCAGGATTTGTATAATATGTAGTATCATCCGTATCATAGAATATTGGTGCATACATTCCACCAGATTCCATTCTAGTAGTAGTACCATAAACATTAATTACACCATTAACCTCCAAACGTTTGTTCATATAGAAAATAGCTCTATCAGTTTCCATATGGAAATAAGAACTATTCATTGAACCAAAATCACCATATCCAGTTGAAGTTGATATTCTTAATGAATCAGAACTACCCGGTTGTAATATTGCGTATCTTTGGTCAGTTGTACCATGCACATATCTAGTTCCAGAATGTAAATGTATCTTTGAATAAGTTTGTTCTGATTTATATAATTTTAATCCACAAATATGAACAACACCAACGTTAGATGCATAGTTTATTAATAAAACAGGACTAGCGTATTGTGTACCAGATATAAACTGATTCAAACTTCCACCTACTCCACGAATTATACCACTTACTTTATACCACTGTCCATCGTTTCTGCTATTGGTATCAAATTCTTCACCAGCAGCACCCCAATATCTTTGTGTATTTCCAAATGATGAGTTTGCTGAATTGTACATTGTCCAACCCAAATATAATCTTTGGTCGGTATCACCACCATCAATTACTTTAATCCAACATTCAAAAATATATTCACTATTAACATCTACTTTAATTCTTCTACTATCATCAAAACCAAAATATCCAGTTACTTTAAAACAACCTTCAGCTGGTGCTGTATTATCATTAACTTTTGTAATTACCGTTGAAGTAGTACCCAATTGAGCTCTAACTTCTGCATCTGTCATTTGGTCAGTTATATTATAGAACGAACCATTATCGATATTTGCTGTATAGTTTTCAATTGTACCGCCCGTTACAACACTAAATCCTCCTACGTTTATATTTGCAAAAGTAACCGAATCCGTAGTTCTTACGTTTTGGTCCATCGCATATAATTCATTAGCTCCTTGCCCAGTATTAACTGTTGCGAATGTTACACCATCAGTAGAACGAACCGGCTGGTCCATTGCGTATAATTCATTAGCTCCTTGTCCAGTATTAACAGTAGCAAATGTTACACCATCCGTAGTTCTTACGTTTTGGTCCATTGCGTACAATTCATTAGCTCCTTGCCCAGTATTAACTGTTGCGAACGTTACTGCATCTGTTGTTTGAACATTTTGATTCATTAAATAAACTTCAGTTGCACCTTGTCCCGTATTAATTGTACCACTAAGAACTACGTTACCACTTACGTTTACGTTATCATCGAATGACCATCTGTCATTTCCTTCATCCCAAATAAATTGTTTTGTTGCTGCATTACCTCTCTTAACTTCTATACCAGAGTTTTCAGTTGGTGCAGTTGATGCTCCAATATCTGCATTAAGTGTAATAATATTATCACCTATATTAAGAGTTGTTGTATTAATATATGTTGTAGTACCACTTACAGTAAGGTCACCACTAATTGTAGCGTTACCAGTTACCGCAAGAGTTGTACCATCAAATCTTAAATTTGCTTCAACGGTTGCATTTGGTGCAGTTCCGTTTAATGTGATTACACCATTATCAGTTGTACCAGTTAATGATAATAATCCAGATGAACCACTACTTCCGCTTGTTCCAGAAGTTCCTGATGTTCCTGATGTTCCAGAAGTTCCTGATGTTCCAGAAGTTCCTCTAGTTCCACTACTACCAGAAGTTCCAGATGTTCCACTACTACCGCTTGTTCCAGAAGTTCCTGATGTGCCGCTTGTTCCAGAAGTACCCCTTGTCCCAGAAGTTCCCGATGTACCAGATGTACCACTTGTCCCTGATGTACCTGAAGTTCCTGATGTACCAGAAGAACCACTAACTCCGCTTGTTCCCGATGTACCGCTTGTTCCGGATGTACCTGATGTTCCAGATGTTCCTGAAGTTCCAGATGTTCCTGAAGAACCACTAACCCCAGATGTACCACTTGTTCCAGATGTTCCACTTGTACCAGAAGAACCGCTTGTTCCAGAAGAACCACTTGTTCCAGAAGTACCTGAGGTACCCGATGTACCTGAAGTACCACTTGTACCAGAAGTTCCACTTGTACCGGATGTTCCACTTGTACCACTACTACCACTCACACCACTTGTTCCAGATGTTCCCGATGTACCATTTATTCCACTCGTACCAGATGTACCACGTGTTCCAGAAGTACCTGATGTACCCGATGTACCTGAAGTACCTGAAGTTCCACTAATTCCGGATGTACCGGATGTTCCAGATGTACCAGCTGAGCCCGATGAACCTTGTGCTCCTGATGTTCCCGATGTTCCAGAAGTTCCTCTTGTTCCAGAAGTTCCAGAAGTTCCGCTTGTTCCAGATGAACCCGCACTTCCACTAGCTCCACTTGTACCTGATGTACCGGATGTACCAGATGTACCAGAAGAACCACTAATTCCAGAAGTTCCTGAAGTTCCTCTTGTACCCGATGTTCCAGAAGTTCCTGCAGTTCCTCCACTTCCACTCACACCACTTGTCCCACTACTTCCAGATGTACCACTTGTTCCACTTGTTCCAGAAGTTCCTGATGTACCACCACTACCAGCAGTACCACTACCACCTCCAGCTCCAGTTAATCCAGATGTGCCAGAAGTTCCTGATGTACCACTCGTTCCAGAAGTACCATTACTTCCACTTATTCCACTTGTACCCGATGTACCATTAGTTCCACTCAACCCACTTGTACCAGAAGTTCCCGATGTGCCGCTTATACCACTCGTACCACTACTTCCACTTACACCACTCGTACCACTACTCCCACTTACACCACTCGTACCACTACTACCAGATGTTCCACTGCTACCAGAGGTACCAGATGTACCAGAAGTTCCCGATGTACCACTAGTACCGGTTAGACCGGATGTTCCAGAAGTACCACTTGTACCACTCGTACCGGATGAACCAGATGTTCCACTTTGTCCTGATGTTCCAGATGTTCCTGATGTGCCAGATGTTCCGCTACTACCCGATGTTCCAGAAGTTCCACTTGTACCAGAAGTTCCAGAAGTTCCTGATGTTCCTCTAGTTCCACTTGTACCAGAAGTTCCAGAAGTTCCTGAAGTTCCTGATGTGCCGGAGGTTCCAGATGTTCCTGATGTTCCTGATGTACCGGATGTACCAGATGTACCAGATGTTCCACCACTTCCGCTTGTTCCAGATGTACCAGAAGTTCCTGATGTACCAGATGTTCCACTTGTACCACGAGTTCCAGATGTACCAGATGTTCCTGATGTTCCAGAAGTTCCTGATGTTCCTGATGTTCCTGAAGTTGCCGCTGCAAATCTTCTACTAATTCTTCCTGTTGTTGTGTTAAGAACTAATACTTCGTTTGTTGTATTATCAGTTGGTATTGTATCCCCAGTTACAAACATTGAGCCACTAACTGATAAACTACCAGTTATTTCTTGCTTATCATTTGATGCATCACCAAATTTGTTACTTCCACTTGCGTAGATTATCGATGATGAAATAAAAGTTGTATGTAATTCAGTTGATGTTATTTTTCCAGCTACAGTTACATCTCCTTTAAAAATACCACTACCAGTTACTATTAAAAATCTATCTATTGTAACACCAGTATTTATTATTAATCCTCTATTTGGTGAAATTGTTGCAGTTGCCGAACCTGATTTAATTTGATTTAGGTCTCCTAAAGCTCCGGCTGATAAGTTAAACAACCCACTACCATCACCTCTAAATAAAGATGCCGTAATTGATGATGATACTTCTAATGAACCAGATATTTGGGCATTACCTCTTATTGATATTGGAGAATTTGTCTGTCCAACTATTAAATTAGTTTGGATACCAGAGGCAGTAAAATTACCTACTACATTCACCGATTCCGATGTGAAGTTGGCTATTCTACTTCCACTCACAAATAACGCAACTAAGCTTGAACTTAGTTGATTTAAACCATTAGGGTTACCTCCTAAATATTCCATTCATTAAAACTTTTATGTTATCTCCAATACTGAAACAATTACATCGGCTGAGTTGGCTAAAGATGATGTTACTGAGAGAAAATCTCCAGTTTCTAAAACCAATTTTTGTTCACCACCAACCAATACATTAGAACTACCAGGTAAAATTAAAGAATCTTTAACTACATACGCAACTTTGTTAGCAGATACATCTCGTACCATTACACTAACTGAAATATTAGTTGTGTTTACATTAGCTACTCCAACACCGATTACAGTTGTTGAAGTTGCTGCAGGTGTTTCATATACTTTAACACCGGTTGTTCCAATTGAACTATTTATACTATTTTTAAATGCGTTTGCCATTTTTTAATTTTATTTATCCTAATGCTATTGCAAATGCGATAGCCGAATCCACTACATTAACCCCATCTACCAAATATCCACCAGCTGTCAGATTCATTGAACCTGTCATTATTAAAGAACCACTTACCGATAATTTATTAGTTATACTTAAATTTGCAAATGATGCCTGTTGGACTTCAATTGTACCTTTAAATGAACCAGTTAAAGAACCAGTAAACGAACCACTAAGGTCAGCAAATGCATTATTCCTATCTTGAATAATAGAACCAGAAAATATAGGACTGTGTATTATCATTCTACCTTAATTATTTTGTTATAGGTATAAATATAAACTATTATATCTTTTAAGGTTTTACAGGCCATTCTATATTAAAAGGATTTGATTGATTTGTAATTTCTCTTAGTTGCTGTCTATAAGTACTCCATAAATCTTTTATAGTCTGTGAAATATCACTTAATTGTGTCCAATCACATTCTGCCAATAATTGATTTCGAGTTTCTCTAACAATAAACCATTGATTTTCTAATCTATAATCTATTTCACTTTGAGATGCATCGGTTTGTATCCAATTTTGATAATATACACCATCGGTTAAAATAGGAGTTCCTTCGGTAATATTTTTCGTATAATCATTTGGCATTGGAGTTGGAGTAACTACATACATATCCCAATTAGTTAATACTAAATCGGTTAATTCAGCCGGTAAACTTACATTTGGATACGCATTTCTTAATTGAGAAATACTATACGGATAATTTATTGTTTCATCTATAATTCGTAAATACATATTATTTAAAGTTTGCAGGTATTGAAGCGAAGTTTGTTAAATTTATACAATTGTTAAAACAATCAGTTCCAGATGGCGTTGGTGTTCTATTCCATAATTCAGGAGCAGTTCCAGTTAATGCGTTCGAAGTAGAACTCATATTATAACAGTTATTGAAAACTAACGCATTTATATTATTTGTAAATTGCAATACATTAGTTAATGCTCTACAATTTCTAAAAGTTCCGGAAAAGTTTGTTGCATTTACATTCAAATCAAATAAAGTAGATGGAACTGATGTTAATGCCGTACACGCAAAAAAGCATGATGCGAATGTTGTTGCCTGTGGTACATTATCAAATAAACCAGTTGGTACACCTGTTAATGTTAATATTGATGCAAATGAGTTAGAAAATGTTGTTGCATTTGGTGAATAATCAAATATGTCAGCAGGTATATTTACCAATCTAGTTGCTTGAAAAAATGAGTTGAAATTTA